ACATAGCTTTACCAATATCTTGTCCATTTATTGCAGCCACTACTCCACTAGTTACAGATCTATTTATTGCAGATCCTGCAACTCTTTTAAAAGCATCTCCAACTGGCATATTTTTAAATATACTATTAGATAGTACAGTATTCATACCTTTAGATACAAGAGGTACAGCAGCACTAGTTAAAAATGTTTTAGTAAAATCTCCACCTGTAAGTTTAGAAATAGATGCATTAATAAATGCATTACCTATTGCTGTTTGTGTTGCAACAGAACCTGCTCCTCCTATAAGACTTGCACCTAATCCTGCTCCTACACCTGTAGCAGCTAATGCAATAGAACCTACCATCATTACACCACTTAAATCTGTAGCTGTATCTTCATATCTAGGATAAACTAAAGCTTGTCCTTCTTCATCAAACTTAATCATAAAGTCTGTCATACCCTCAGTTCGAGTAGTATTACCCCATCTAAATCCTTGACCTTTTTCATATTCAGTTAATACACCACCATATTTACCTTGTACAACTCTTTCACCTGTTTCTTTATTAATTAACTGATATGTTTTTGGTCCTTTAACTTTACCTTTAAGAACTTTTTTAGTAGAAGTTTGACCGAATCCTGTTGGTGTAGATACTTCTGTTTCTTGTACATCTGTAGCTTTAACTTCTTCTAGCTTAGTATCATAGCCACCCATTCCTAGTGATTTACTATAATCTGTAACTTTTTTAAAATACTTACCATCTTTTTCAGTTAGTTCAGTTATAAGATCAGGGCCATATGTTTCTTCATAACCTAATTGTCTTAAATCTTTTATTCCTGCTTTAGATAAATGTAAAGACATTTGCTCTTCAATAAAAGACATATCTTTTTGATGTTGATATTTATATCCTCTAGCATCCATATAACCTATTTGATGTTTTATTTGCTTCGATAGATTACTTTTAGATTGTTCTACATCAAAATCTGAATAAGATTCTGGTCCACTAATAAAAGATTCATATAGATTTTTTTGTTGCTTTTGTTGCAACATTTGTTGTTGTTGTTTATTAGTAGTATTTATTACATCTTGCTTTAGTTTATTTTGTTTAGCTTGTTCTCTTGCAATAACCTCTTGAGGATTATATATTTTTTTTATTGCTTCTGGATTATACTGAGCAGGAGCTTTCATTGTTGTGCCATTTCCTGTTCAACTTCACCTATTACATCATCAATATCAGAATCAAATGGTCCTGTGTCATCTTCTACTGCTTCTTCCGAGTTACCCATTTGTCCCATTCTATTCATCTTAGCAAGACCTGCTTTAGCAGCCTGTCTAAGTTTCATAAGATTATCTAATCCTATAAATCGAACTACATCTGCAGGAAATATAAACTCACCTTCACTTAACTGTGCAGGTATATCATCTCGCACTTCTTCTTGTGTAGAACCTACAGGTACATCATTACCACTTATAGGATCTACTGTGCCACCTTCCTCATTAAGACCACCTTCTTGCAATAATTTTTTTGTTTGTTTTTTTGCTTTCATTATTTTTTACTTTCTAAAGATGCATTAACTTGATCTCGTAATCCTTTTAAATATTTAATCATCTGTACTGCACCCTGTGCTTTATATATGTCTACAGGATCTGTAGCCTGTTCCATAGTTCTGTGCTGTGCCTCTAGTAATACATCTAAATGTTCTTTAAATGCACTCCAACTATTAGGTTGGTTGACCAACCCCTTGAGCTTGGGGAGGTACTTGTGGTTTTGGTTGTTGTTCATTTCCTGCAAATCCTTGTTCTCCTGGTATTGGTGCTTGACCTACACCAATATTACCACCGCCTCCTCCTGTTGGATCCATTACTCCTAAACCTTGTGCTTGTGGAGGTGGAG